CATACTAAATCTGAATTTGCATCTTATTTTTTACCAGCGTGGATGATTGGTAATAGACCTAATTTAAAAATTATTCAAGCAACTCACACAGCAGAACTTGCAATACGATTTGGTAGAAAAGCTAAAACATTAATTGACTCAACTGAATATCAAGATTTATTTACAACAAGACTAAGAGAAGATTCAAAAGCTGCAGGACGTTGGGAAACAAACGGAGGTGGCGAGTACTTTGCTGTTGGTGTTCAAGGTGCTGTAACAGGACGAGGTGCAGATTTATTAATTATTGACGATCCACATTCTGAACAAGATGTAAATTCTCCAACTGCATTTGATAATGCATATGAGTGGTATACATCAGGTCCACGTCAGCGTTTACAACCAGGTGCAGCTATTGTGGTTGTAATGACTAGATGGTCTACAAAAGATTTAACAGCTCAATTGGTAAACGCTGGAGCAAAAGAAGAAAAAGCAGATCAATGGGAAGTAATAGAATTTCCAGCTATCTTACCAAGCGGAGAACCTGTATGGCCAGAATATTGGAAGAAAGAAGAATTAGAAAAAGTTAAAGCATCTGCTGGTATATCAAAATGGAATGCACAGTATATGCAAAATCCTACTGCAGAAGAAGGTGCATTATTAAAACGAGAGTGGTGGCAAAATTGGGATAAAGATTATTTACCTCCATTACAACATGTCATTCAATCTTACGACACAGCTTTTCTAAAAAAAGAAACGGCTGACTTTTCCGCAATTACAACTTGGGGAATTTTTAGAGAGAACGAAGGTGATCCACAACAAATAATTTTATTAGATGCTTTAAAAGAACGTTTAGAATTTCCAGAACTTAGACGTGTTGCAAAAGAACAATATGATTATTGGCAACCTGAAACAGTATTGGTTGAAGCCAAAGCATCTGGTCTACCATTAACTTATGAATTGAGACAAATGGGAATTCCAGTTGTAAATTTTTCACCATCAAAAGGAAATGATAAACACAGTCGAGTAAATTCTGTTGCGCCTATGTTTGAGTCAGGTATGGTTTGGGCACCTAAAGATAGAGAGTTTGCTCAAGAGGTTATTGAAGAGTGTGCTTCTTTTCCATACGGAGATCATGATGATTTAGTGGACTCTACAACTCAAGCCTTATTAAGATTTAGGCAGGGGGGCTTGATTATTCATCCAGAAGATTATAAAGATACATCTTCACCAAAAAGAAAAAGGAGTTATTACTGGTAATGACATTTGTATGGAGACACCCGAGCTATTACAAAAATTTAAGAAAAAAACTAACTACGACAATACCCCCTAAAAAAGGTCCTCAATCACAAGGCTTGAATGTTGACTATAATACTGTTAAAGATGTAAAATTGGAGAAAACTAATGGCCGAAATCGACAAAGCACTTCCAAACGAAGTTAGAAAAACTATTGAGATCGAAGGACCTGAAAAGGCGATCGAAGAGAATATTGAAATTCAAGAAGACATTCCTAATACAGGAGAAACAGAAATTACACCAACAGAAGATGGCGGTGTAGAAATTAATTTTGAACCAGGAGCCATGAACCAGGCTCAAACAGTCGGTCATTATGACAATCTAGCTGAGTTATTACCAGAGGAAGTTTTAATGCCTCTTGGTTCAGAATTATTTAACAATTACACAGATTACAAATCTTCAAGACAAGATTGGGAAAATTCTTATACAAAAGGTTTAGATCTTTTAGGATTTAAGTATGAACAAAAGACAGAACCTTTCCAAGGAGCAAGTGGTGCAACACATCCTGTTCTAGCAGAAGCGGTTACTCAATTTCAAGCTTTGGCCTACAAAGAATTGCTCCCGGCTCAAGGACCTGTGAGAACACAAGTTGTTGGAGCACCTACACCAGAAAAGACACAACAGTCTGAACGTGTAAAAGAATTTATGAATTATCAACTTATGGATCAAATGCCAGAGTATGAAACTGAATTTGATCAAATGTTATTTTATTTACCTCTTTCTGGTTCATCATTTAAAAAAGTTTATTATGATGAACTACTCGGCCGAGCAGTCTCCAAGTTCGTCCCTGCAGATGATTTGATTGTTCCGTATACAGCTACCTCATTAGACGATGCGGAATCAATCATCCATCGATTAAAAATTTCTGGTAATGAATTAAGAAAACAACAAGTTAATGGTTTCTATAGAGATATTGAATTAACACCAGGATATAATTCTGAAACTGACATTGAGAAAAAAGAACAAGAGTTAGAAGGTATGAGAGCTTCAGGTAAAAACAATGAAGATATTTTTACCTTACTTGAATGTCATGTTAATTTAGATATTGAAGGTTTTGAAGATAGAAATCCTGAAGGTGATGTAACAGGAATTAAATTACCTTACATTGTAACCATTGAAGAAAACTCAAGACAGATTTTATCTATCAGAAGAAACTATGAAGTTAATGACCAATTAAGAAAAAAGATACAATACTTTGTACACTTTAAATTTTTACCTGGATTAGGCTTTTACGGTTTTGGATTAATTCATATGATAGGAGGATTATCTAGAACTGCGACTTCAGCACTAAGATCTTTATTAGATGCTGGAACACTATCAAATTTACCTGCTGGATTTAAACAGCGTGGCATTAGAATTAGAGATGATGCACAATCTATACAACCTGGTGAGTTTAGAGATGTAGATGCACCTGGTGGAAATATTAGAGATGCATTTATGACGCTTCCTTTTAAGGAACCATCTCAAACACTATTACAACTTATGGGTGTCGTAGTACAAGCCGGTCAGCGTTTCGCATCTATAGCTGATATGCAGGTAGGAGAGGGTAATCAACAAGCCGCAGTGGGTACGACAGTTGCGTTGCTTGAAAGAGGATCAAGGACTATGTCTGCGATTCATAAAAGATTATATGTTGCTCTTAAAAATGAATTTAAATTATTAGCAAGAGTATTTAAATTATATTTACCACAAGAATACCCATATGATGTTGTTGGTGGTCAAAGATTAATTAAACAAGCTGACTTTGATGATAAAGTAGATATCGTTCCAGTAGCAGATCCTAATATTTTTTCTCAAACACAAAGAATTTCAATTGCACAAACTGAATTACAATTAGCTCAATCTAATCCACAAATTCATAATCTATATATGGCTTACAGAAATATGTATGAAGCTTTAGGTGTAAAAAATATAGATATGATTTTAAAGAAGCCGCCTCAACCAATGCCTAAAGATCCATCTTTAGAACATATTGATGCTTTATCTGGAATTCCTTTTCAAGCTTTTAAAGGACAAGATCACAGAGCTCATATCACATCGCATTTACATTTCATGTCAACTAATATTGCAAAAAATAATCCCATGATTAATGCATCATTACAAAAAAATATATTTGAACATATTTCTTTGATGGCTTTAGAACAAGTTGAAATGGAATTTTTAGATGAGATTCAACAATTACAAATGATACAACAAAATCCACAAGCAATGCAGAATCCACAGACACAGCAAATGATTATGCAATTAAATATGAAGATCGAATCTAGAAAAGCAATTTTAATTGCTGAGATGATGGATGAATTTATTCAAGAAGAGAAAAAAATAAATGGTGATTTTGGTAATGATCCAATTGCTAAGTTAAAATCTAGAGAGTTGGATATCAGAGCTCAAGAAAATTCTAGAAGAAAACAACAAGATGAAGAGAGAATTAATCTTGATAAGATGAAAGCTATGATGAACCAAATGACTGATCAACAAAAATTAGAACAAAATGAAGAATTAGCATTATTAAGAGCTGATACTTCACTAGAAAAAACAGTTTTACAGCATAATCTTAAAAATCAAGGAGGAGAATAATGAAAAAAGGGCAGAAAAAAGTCGCTAAAGTAATGAGAGAATTTAAAAAAGGAAAATTACATAGCGGAAAATCAAAAAAAGTGGTAAAAAACCCAAAACAGGCTATTGCAATTGCATTGTCTGAAGCTAAAATGAGTAAAAAGAGGAAAAAATAATGAAAAAATCTAAAAAAATGGTTTCAGCTAAAACAGAAATCGGTTTTCCTATGGGCGGAAAAGAGATTCCTACACCAAAAGCTGGTGAAGTCATGACTGATAAAGTAAAAGGTCAAGGAAAAGTTTTAGCCGATAAGAAAAAAACTGCAACTTGGTATTAATTTATGATTCCTTGGGGATTATTAGGACAAGGCTTAAAAGCAGGATTAGCAATTTACAAAAATAAGAAGGCATCGGAAGTTGCGATGTCTGAAGCACAGCTTCTTCATGCGCAGAAGATGAAGCGAGGGGAAATCGAGTACACGGGCAAGATTATTGAGAGTCAGAAGGGAGACTGGAAAGACGAATTTGTACTTTTGATCTTGTCCAGCCCTCTGTTTATTTTAGGTTATTCTGTTTTTGCGGATGATAAAGATATTCAAGCTAAGCTTGATCTTTATTTTTTAAAATTACAAGAAATGCCCTGGTGGATAACTGGATTATGGGCTTCAGTAGTGGCTGCAATTTATGGAATTAAGGCAACAGATATCATTAAAACTAAAGGAGAAAAAAAATGATGAAAAAGAAAATACCTGCGGGTAAAAAAGGAAAAGGAATTAGGATGCTAAAAAAGAAAGCTCCAGCTGTAGCTAAAAGAATGGGCTACAAAAAAGGAATGAGGGCTTGCTAATGGCTACTAAGAAAAAACCTGGCCTTTGGGCCAACATTAATAGAAGAAAAAAATTAGGTATCTCAAGACCTAAATCTAAATCTACTATTTCTGCAAAAGCATATGCAAATATGAAAAAAGGCTTTCCAAAAAAAGGAAAGAAAAAATAATGATAAAATCTAGAGGCATGGGTAGAGCTTATTTACAAAAAGGATCTCCTAAAATTTTTGATCAATTAGAAATGAAGGTTCCTTATCCTCGTGGTCATAGAGTTGAATTGGCCAAAGGTGGTAAAGGAGAAATGCCAGCTAGAAATAAGAAAAACTTTAGACCCACAAAGTCTGGAGCAGGTATGACTCAAGCCGGTGTCAAAGCCTATAGAAGATTAAATCCCGGTTCAAAACTAAAAACAGCGGTCACTGGAAAAGTCAAACCAGGATCAAAAGCTGCTAAAAGACGTAAATCATTTTGTGCTAGAAGTGCTGGTCAAATGAGACAATTTCCAAAAGCTGCGAAAGATCCTAATTCAAGACTTAGACAGGCTCGCAGAAGATGGAAGTGCTAAATGGCAAAAGATGTTTTAACATTCGAAAATTTCGTACATAAACTCAAAAAACAATTAAAGAATACCTATCAGCAAATAGGCGATACCATGGTTGCTGGTGGAGTAAAAGATATGGAACAATATAAATATCTTTTAGGACAAGCACATGCGTATCAATTAATAGATCAGGAAATATCCAACCTGCTAAATCCAAAGGAGGAAAAAAATGGACAAGAACAAGACAATACTAACGTCATCAGATTCGGAAAAGACAACGGAAACACCGAAAATTAAATTAGCGTTAGAAGAAAAATATAAAGAACTAGATTCTGAAAAAGATCAAGCGTACGAGCGTTTGAAAAATAAAGAATCAACAAAATTACCAAAACCCACTGGATGGAGAATGATTGTTTTACCATTTAAGATGTCAGAAAAATCTAAAGGTGGAATTTATTTTGGTCAAGAAACTTTAGAGAGACAACAAGTAGCATCAACATGTGGACTCGTGTTAGCACAAGGACCACACTGTTATGACAAAGACAAGTTTCCTGAAGGTCCGTGGTGCAAGGTCGGGGATTGGGTTATCTTTGCACGTTATGCCGGATCTAGGATTAACATCGATGGTGGTGAGGTAAGAATCTTAAATGATGATGAAGTACTTGCTACGATCGCAAACCCAGAAGACATACTTCATAAATACTAACCATAGGAGCATACTATGCAAGAAGAAGAAAAAACAGTTGATATAGATACATCTGGTCCTGGAGCCGAGGTTGAATTACCAGAGGAAAAAACACCAGAAACTGAAATAGAGGTATCTAATGAAAAAACTGAAAACAATACTGAGTCCAATGACTCAACTGAGAAACCTGCTGAGCAGTCTAATGTTCAAGCAGAACAAACCGAGGACCAAGGAACAGAGAAAAAAGAAACAGAAGAAAAGAAAAAAGAAATAGAAGATTACTCTGAAGGAGTAAAAAGAAGAATTGCAAAACTAACTAGAAAAATGCGTGAAGCAGAGAGAAGAGAACAAGCTGCTCTTGATTACGCAAAAAAAGTTCAGTTAAAGCAAGAAGAACTTCAATCTAGATATTCCAAATTAGATACAGGTTATGTAACTGAAATGGAAAATAGAATTAAATCTTCTATGGAAGCTGCAGCTAGTAGATTAGCTAAAGCTAGAGAGGATGGCGATTTGAAAGCTGAAATAGCTGCTTCAACTGAAATCTCAAGATTAGGTTATGAAGAAGCAAAATTAGCTGAGATAAAAGCTAGACCTGTTGAGGAGGAAAAACCTAAGACTAGGTTAGTTCCTGAA